CTAAAGAGAAAGGTCATTGTACTGACTTTGGACGTACTAAGTATGCTGATGGTATTCTTCCTATTGATACATATAAGAAAGATGTTGATGAAGTTTCAAACGTTAATCTGAGTCATGATTGGGAAGATCTTAGAGCATCTATCTTGGAATATGGCCTTAGGCACTCAACATTGTCCGCACAGATGCCATCGGAGAGTAGTTCCGTTGTGTCAAATGCAACCAATGGAATTGAACCACCCAGAGATTATTTGTCCATTAAGAAATCAAAGAAGGGTCCACTCAAGCAAATTGTCCCACAATATAATTCTCTTAAGCACTCTTATACACTTCTTTGGGATATGGAGTCCAATCGTGGTTATATTAATGTTGTTGCTGTGATGCAAAAGTTCTTTGATCAAGCAATCTCTGGAAACTGGTCTTATAATCCACAAAATTATCCGAATAATGAAGTTCCAGTGTCAGTGATGGCACATGATATGCTTTACTCATATTCAATAGGGTGGAAAACATCATATTACCAAAACACTTATGATATTAAAACTGATGAGGTGGTAGAAGAAGAGAAACTAGATCTTAACGATTTGATTTGTGAATTAAGTTCTGTATCGGAGTGTGATTCTTGTGCAATATAATTTCAAAAATTCCAACCAAAATGAAGAGATGAAAGTAAAGGGAATGACAGTTTTTAACACTCAAGATGTTGATACCAAAAAACAACCAATGTTCTTTGGACAACCTCTTGGGATTCAGAGATATGATTCCTATAAGTATCCAGTATTTGATAAACTAACTACTCAACAACTTGGATACTTCTGGAGACCTGAGGAGGTATCTCTTCAAAAGGATCGTGGTGATTATCAAACTCTTCGGCCAGAACAAAAACATATCTATACTTCCAATCTGAAGTATCAGATCATGCTTGATTCTGTTCAAGGCCGAGGCCCTGGAATGGCATTCATTCCCTATTGTTCTTTGCCAGAACTAGAGGCATGTATGGAAGTGTGGGGATTTATGGAAATGATTCACTCACGTTCTTATACATATATTATCAAGAATGTGTACCCAGATCCTTCTGAGGTATTTGATACTATTATCAAAGATCAACGCATTCTGGAACGTGCTAAGAGCGTTACAGAGTCATATGATGACTTTATTCGATCGGCACAACAGTACGGTACATCTGATACTTGGATACATAACCTTGAAGGCGTTGACTACGCAAAGGATACGATCCGAGATGTCAAGAGAAAACTCTACAGAGCAATTGCAAATGTTAATATTCTGGAGGGCATACGATTCTATGTGTCGTTCGCATGTTCTTTTGCCTTTGGTGAGCTTAAGCTCATGGAAGGAAGTTCAAAGATTATATCCCTCATCGCGAGAGACGAAAATCAACATCTAGCAATCACTCAGAATATTCTGAACAAATGGAAGGATGGGGATGATCCTGAAATGAAACAGATTGCCAAAGAAGAAGAGGATTGGGTTTATAGTATGTTTGAACGTGCTGTAAACGAAGAAAAGCGTTGGGCAGATTATCTGTTCAAAGATGGTAGCATGATTGGACTTAACGATAAACTTCTTCATCAGTATGTTGAATGGATTGCAAATCGTAGAATGAAGTCAATTGGACTAAAACCATCTTATGACATTCCAGCAAAAAACAATCCACTTCCTTGGACCTCTCATTGGATCTCTTCCAAAGGTCTTCAGGTCGCGCCACAGCAAACACAGGTTCAGTCCTATGTGGTTGGGGGTATTAAACAAGATGTTAAAAAAGACACATTTGCTGGTTTCAAACTTTAATTGACTTTAAGACTGAAATGGTGTATTATATAAATAATAATAATAGGTAAGTTCAGTCTTAAAATGAATAATTATATTCTTTACTATTACTTAAGGGAGGACTTTAGTTCTCCATTTTATGTTGGTTATGGGAAACCAAGAAGAATACACGCAAGACACTCCAGAAGAAATGGTGCTGAAATTTTACCACCAAGAGAAAGAAGATGGATTGTAAAATCTGGATTAACCAAAGAAGAAGCAATAGAACTTGAGATAAAACATATATCACTCTGGAAAAGAGAATGTGATGGTGGGGTTTTATTAAATCAAAATCTTGGTGGTGAAGGAAAACCTGGAGGACAGAGAACTAAAGGATTTAGTGGAAGGAAACATAGTGAAGAATCAAAAAAAAGAATAAGTGAAAAAGTTTCTGGTAAGAATAATCCAAGATATGGAGTTAAATTATCACAAGAGATACGAACAAAAATAAGTCAAAACAGAACTCCTCAATTTGGAAAAGATAATCCAAATTCTAAAACCTGGAAAATTATTTCTCCTGAAAATAAAGAGTATATTATTGTTGGAGGATTAAAGGATTTTTGTAAGTCTCAAAATATTTCATATGCTACTATGATTGCCGCAATTAAGTATGATAGAAAAGGCCCTAGAAAAAATGGGTGGATCATTGAGAAAGTTTAGAATATCACTACCAGAAGATAAGTGTGTAGTAAAATTGCAAGAGTATTGTGAGTTCTCTAATACTTTGTTAAAAGTTCCTGTAGTATCTAAACCATTATGTGTTGATGCAAATTGCCATAATAATGTAAATCATTATGTGAATACTTATGGTGGAGAAAAAATAATCGGATATTATTTAATTACAGACGTTGATGATGAAACTTATGGATGTGCGATATATCATAGTATTTGGAGAAATACTTATGGAGACTTGATAGATATAACGCCATTTGATGATGGAAGAGAATATAATATGTTTTCTGTGTTGGATGATGCAGATTATTATTCTGGAGTTGTTTATGATGGAACAAATTATAAAATATTAGAACCAGGCCTTAATGTTGTTTAGATCATAAATAACCAGAAACTAAATATTATTTCAATTGGAATGATGACAAAAAGTAAACTCAGTAAAGATGAATTTAAAGTTCGTATATTAAAACTGAAAAACGAATTACATCACGACGAAATGTGGTATTCCGATCCCAAGATCCTTGCGAATAAATACTTGAACAAGGTTCTTGACATAATTGATGAGTACAAATATTGACTATGAAAACCCTTGGGTCTATAATGGTAAGCCTTTTACCAGTAATGATATTGGGGACTACTTTGGTTTTGTTTATCTCATTACCAATAAGTCCAACCAGAGAAAATACATTGGGAGAAAGTATCTGTGGCAATTCAGAACTCCGCCAGGTAAAAAGCGAAAAGTAAAATCAGAATCTAATTGGAAAGAGTATTATGGGTCTTGTCCGGAACTTAAAGAAGACATTGACAAATTTGGCAGAGAAAATTTTATTAGAACTATCTTATCATTACATAAAACAAAGGGCAAGACAAACTATGAAGAGACAAGACAACTCTTCATCAACAATGTCCTCACAGAATCCCTTGACACAGAAGGACCAGCGTTCTACAATAGCAACATCCTCTCAAGGTACTTCAGAAAAGATTACTATGGAAACTCAGATTGACCCCGTTGTACAGGTTCGTGATTGGTCTATTGAACGTATTGACAAACTATCGGAAGGGGACATTCAATCTAGGCGTAATGCTCTGGCCATTATTCAAGAGTTTGAAGAGTGGATAAATATCCCTGAGGGTCAAGATGAAATCAACTATCTCTGTATTGAAGAAGATGGGTGGGGGGACCAGGAAGTTGATGTGAAATAAGGCTTGACAGGTCATACCTTCTCCTGTATAATAGTATTACGACCTAAACTATAATGAATAAACAAGAGTTATTTGAAATGCTTTCTAATGAAATGTCTATGAATGATATTTCTAAAAATACAGGAAAGTCCTTAACAACCATTAGATACTGGTGTAAAAAGTATGGATTAAAGTCCATCTATACTTCTACTAGTAATATTAAAAAATCACATAAATGTGGATATTGTGGAGAAACTGACCCATCAAACTTTTATGGACATAAAAAAAGAATATGTGGTAAGTGCCATAATAAATACACCATAGAGTTGGGAAGAAAAAAAAGAAAGTTTATTGTAGAACAAATGGGTGGTGTTTGTGTTTCTTGTGGATTTGATAAGTATCATTCTGCTCTACAAGTTCATCATTTAGACCCTTCTAAAAAAGACAATACATTTGGTTCTATAAGGGGTTGGAACAAGCAGAGAATACTTGACGAAATACAAAACTGTGTGTTATTATGTGCTTGTTGTCATGCAGCAGTCCATTCTGGTGAGTTGAAACTTCATCCGGATATCGCCTAACTTGGTTATGGCACCTGCTTTGGGAGCAGGAATAATCTTGGTTCAAATCCAAGTATCCGGATTTGACAATCAAATCCAAATCTGGTATGATTGTCATATGAGCAGCAAGGGTCCAAACCTTGTGTAAGTCTCA